TAATGCTACTCTACATGTAGGAGGTAATGCTATTATAACTGGAAATACTAATATTAATGGTCAACTATTAACTGTCTCTGGAAATATAACAGCTAATACCCTTATAGGAAATGTCCTTGCTGATAATGCTAGAATTACTAATGGACTAACAGCTGGTTCTCTTACAGTATATGGAAATATAACAGCTAATACACTAATAGGAAATGTCCTTGCTGATAACTCTAGAATTACTAATGGACTAACAGCTGGTTCTCTTACAGTATCTGGAAATATAACTGCTAATACCCTTATAGGTAATGTCCTTGCAGATAACTCTAGAATTACTAATGGACTAACAGCTGGTTCTCTTACAGTATCTGGAAATATAACTGCTAATACCCTTATAGGTAATGTCCTTGCAGATAATGCTAGAATTACTAATGGACTAACAGCTGGTTCTCTTACAGTATCTGGAAATATAACTGCTAATACCCTTATAGGAAATGTCCTTGCTGATAACTCTAGAATTACTAATGGACTAACAGCTGGTTCTCTTACAGTATCTGGAAATATAACTGCTAATACCCTTATAGGTAATGTCCTTGCAGATAATGCTAGAATTACTAATGGACTAACAGCTGGTTCTCTTACAGTATCTGGAAATATAACTGCTAATACCCTTATAGGTAATGTCCTTGCAGATAATGCTAGAATTACTAATGGACTAACAGCTGGTTCTCTTACTAGTTTAGGTAGTGCTACTGTATCTGGTAACATCGCTGGTAATACTTTCAATGGTACCAGTGTAGTAGTTAATAATGCTCAAATTACTGGTTCTTCAGGATTAAAGGTATCAGCTAACATAGCTGGTAATACTTTCAATGGTACCAGTGTAGTTGTAGATAATGCTAGAATAACCAATGGAATGACTGTAGGAGGTTCAACTGATATATCTGGTTCTTTGATTATAAGAAATCCAAGTAATCCAGCTGACTATTTTCTTATGCAACCTTCTGTTGATAAATTTTATTTAGGTGGAACAAATATGAGTTTTGATGGTCAAACTAATGAATACACATGTTCTTTTGATAATTTCTCAAGTATTAAAATAAATAGTCCACTTAACATAAATCAAAATCAAACAACTGTATCTGGAAATATAACAGCTAATACCCTTATAGGTAATGTCCTTGCTGATAACTCTAGAATTACTAACGGACTAACAGCTGGTTCTCTTACAGTATCTGGAAATATAACTGCTAATACACTTATTGGTAATGTCCTAGCAGATAACTCTAGAATAACCAATGGATTAACAACTGGTTCTCTTAATGTATCAGGAAATATAACTGCTAATACTCTTGTTGGAAATGTAGTAGCTTATAACTCTAGAATTACTAATGGATTAACAACTGGGTCTCTTAATGTCTCTGGAAATATCCTTGCTAATACTTTTATAGGAAATGTCAGTGGTAATACTCTATTTATAAATGGTACAAGTGATTTAGTTGGTACTTCAGGACTGAACAGTTTATCTACTGGTATTCCCAATTCTAAAATGATCTTTACTCCTTATAATTCTAATCCATATTATCTATTACTACAGACTGACGAGAGTGCTTCTAGTTGTACTCAATTATCTTTTGGTACTCAACAGAACTTACCTTTAACATTCTATGTTGCTAATAGTGAACGTGCTAGAATAACTACTGATGGTGTATTATCACTCACTGGAAATATGTCCGGTAATCTCAATAATGTGAGTGGAAATCTATTTGTATATTCAAATATTGTTAATTATGGTAATATTACAACTTCTAAATTAGTTGCAACTAATAGAATGGCTGGTGTACAGGTCTATCAAGAGAATGCTAGTTGGGATTATATTCAGATGTATCATGATGGTGGTTCTGGATACTTAGATGCTGGAGGTGCTGAGAGTGGATTACAATTAAGAGTAGGTACAGGAGTACAACCGATAGGTTCTCAAACAGTAAATACAGTAGCAACATTTTATCCTAATACTCTAACTCAATTTGCTGGTCCTATTAATATAAATGGAAATATCTCTGGTAATTTCAGAAATAATAATGGAACTACTATCAACTTTTCTAATGTAGCCTATAATAAGACAAGTGGCTCTATATGTCCACTTGATTTTGGAACTCAAACAAATAATCAACCTATAATTTCTTTACAAAATAATGGTTCAGGTTCATTAGATGGATATACTGATTACTTTTATGGGTTTGGAACAGGTAATCGTAATACAACAGGTTATCTAGATTTTTATGCAGCAGCTTCTTATAATAGTACCTACACAAACAATGTAAAAATGTGTATTGACTCATTAAATAATAGAGTAGGTATTAATAATACATTTCCTCAATATCCTTTAGATGTTATAGGTAATCCCTCTGTTTATTATAATAATGGCGGAAATTTATCACTAGTTTCTATTAGTACATCAGATTACGTAAAATGTGTAGGAACAGTATTCGTATCAGATAGTAGAACTAAAACAAATATTCAAGACATAGATGACCAGTCTGCACTTGTCATTTTAAGAAATATTCAACCAAAGACTTTTGAATATATAGATAATAAAGCTCGTGGAAATCATAGGGTTTATGGTTTTATTGCACAGCAAATTAAAGATTGCTTACCTTATGCTGTACAAACAAATAAAGATGCTATTCCTAATATTTATTGCTATGGTAATATCTGTATCAAAGATAATCAACTATTATTGGTTTCCAATGAAAAGAAAATAGATTTATCTGAATATTGTAATGAACAAAATAATAATATATCTATAAAAATTTTCACTAAAAATAATAATAATCTATTAAAAGTAAATAGTATTATAGATGATTTTACAATACTTTTAGAACCAAATGAAAATTACAAATTAGAAGATTATAATGTTTCTGAACATGAATTATTTATAATAGAAGAATGTTTTATCTATGGAGTTGTTATTGATGACTTTTTAACTCTTGAACATAATGCTATTTTTACTGTTGGTATTTCTGCTATTCAAGAAATTGATAAAACACAACAGACTATGTCTAGCAACCTTCAAGAAATGACGCAAGAAATAGCTAGTCTAAAACAAGATAATGAAATATTAAAACAGGAAAATCAACAATTAAAAGATAGATTAGCACGTTTAGAAAAGGCTATATTCGGTACTAATAATTAGTGTTAAGTTAGTAAAATGCTTTCTATATAAATCTTAATATTTATATATATGGCATTGAATGATAAGTTAAAAGTAATCAATAAACAAATTGTTTATTATAATGTTCAAGATTATGTCCTTTATAATACAAATAAAATTCAAATAAATGGTGATGTTTCTCAAAAAGGTGATTTTATAACAACTGGTGATATTTATGCTAATAATATATTTGGTAACTTAGGAGTAGGTAATCATTTAAAAATAGATGGTAATATTTCATGTAATATAAATAATAGCAGTGGATATTTTAATATTTATTCAAATACTAATTTTTATGGTAATTTAGATTTAGGAACTTTTAAAGCAACTACTTCATATACACCATTAGTTGCTAATGATTTAACTAATAAAAAATATGTAGATAATTTTTTGGCTAATATTTCTACTTCTAATATTGGAAATATAAATAGTTTAGTAGTATATGGTAACATTTCTGGTAATACATTCAATGGAACAAGTGTAGTTATAGATAATGCTAGAATAACAAATGGTGATTTATTAGTTGTTGGAAATATAACAGCTAATACTCTAATAGGAAATTTAGTAGCTGACAATTCTAGAGTAACCAATGGTTTAACAGCTGGTTCTATTACAGTATCTGGAAATATCACAGCTAATACCCTTATTGCTAATTTAGTAGCTGATAATTCTAGAGTAACCAATGGTTTAACAGCTGGTTCACTTACTGTATCTGGAAATATAACAGCTAATACCCTTATAGGAAATTTAGTAGCAAATAACTTGAGAACTAATACTCTTAGTGTATCTGGAAATATATCTGCTAATCTTAGAAATAATTCTGGAACTACTATCTCCTTTTCTAATCTAGCCTATAATAAGACAAGTGGTTCTATGTGTCCACTCGATTTTGGAACTCAAACAAATAATCAACCTGTAATAAGTATACAAAATAATGGTTCTGGTTCATTAACAGGATATACTAATTACTTTTATGGGTTTGGAATAGCTAATCGTAATTCAACAGGTTATCTAGATTTTATTTCAGCAGCTTCTTATAATAGTAACTACACAAACAATGTTAAAATGTGTTTAGATCAGAATGGTAGATTGGGTATTATAAATACCTTACCTAATGCTAATTTACATGTAGGAGGCAATGCTATTATAACTGGTAATACTAATATTAATGGTCAACTATTAAATGTCACTGGAAATATCACAGCTAATACTTTAATAGGTAATGTAGTCGCTGATAATTCTAGAATTACTAATGAATTAACGGTAGGATCTCTTACAGTATCTGGAAATATCACAGCTAATACTCTTATAGCAAATTTAGTAGCTGATAACTCTAGAGTAACCAATGGATTAACAGCTGGATCTCTGAATGTATCTGGAAATATCACAGCTAATACTCTTATAGGAAATGTTGTCGGAAATGTATATGGTAATCTACTTGGCAATATAGGTACAGATGTATCTATTTCTGGTAATGTATTTTTGCAACAAAATTCTGGTATCTATTTAAACGAGTATAATCCACCTTCATTAGCAAATGTTTTATACAATCGTTTTGGTAATCTATATTGGAATAACACGCAATTAGATGCACCTATAGGTTCATACACTGTTTCAAATATCATTATAGCAAATGGAGGTTATCAATGGTCAATATCAGTAGATGGTTCAACAGGTGACTTGCTATTTTCTAAATATATCTCAGGTTCCTATGTAGTTAAACAAACATTTTCTTAATAGGTTATAGAATACCTAATACATTACAAGTAAAGTAAGCTACAGGTGAACCACCTGAAACAGAAACTCCTATAGTACTTAAAGTAATAACATCACTGTTTAAATTAATGTTAGTATTAACAGAAGGTAGTAATGATAGATTATCTAATATTATTTCTGCCTTGTTAGATGTAGAATTATTAACTAAACCACTTTGTAATAAATATCCACCGGAAACAGTTTGAGAACTTCCACCTAGAGCATATTCTCCATAAGGAAAATTAGTATTATCTATAGCATTATATGAAATAGCACCACTAATTGCTGGATTGACTCTTATTTCATAAAGTACAGTGTCATTAGCACCACTTAATAATATAGAAAATCCATTGATTTTTAATGATGATTTAGTGTAATTAGAACCTAATCTTAATGCAAAGAGCAGTCTATTACTACCTGCTGCTAATCCTATTCCTGTTGTACTATTAAATGATACTGGCAATCCAAATGGTATAAATCCACCTTCACTTATAACTGTAGAGCAAATCATACGCATTTCAGCTGGAGAACTACCAGCACCTGCTGAGAATATTTCATATCTTATTGGCAATTTTCCTGCCTGCATATAGGGTGTTAAAGTAGTACTTTCATGTGTAAATCGGTGACAGTAATATAGTTGATTCTGATAAGATACACCTAATCTAACAGAACCTACACCTAACCATTGGATTTCAGTAAAGAAAATATTACATTTAGTAAAATCTATAGTAATTCCGCTGGGTCCAGTTCCATTCAATGGATCAATATTCCAATCACTTTGCATAACAGTCGTAATAATATTATAACTTAATTCATTAACATAGATTAATCCATTATTAAAACTAAAAAAATGTCCATTATAACTATCAAAAGTTCCTATTCTAGATGTCACTCCAACAGCAGAAAGGTCTGTAATTAAAATTCCAGTCATAAAGGATATTTTAGATTTACCTGGTTGATAAGGAATGTATTCCTTTGTTTGTCTAATTACATAACTATTTATTCCATTTACTTGCATAGATATATAGGAACCAGCAGTAGATGAACCACTTACAAATGTACTAATTCCACTATTTAATATTTGTTCATCTACTTTTTGGGGTTGTTTATCATACATAAAATAAAGTTCGTAAAGAGTAGCTGGAGTAGAAGTTCTTATGCGACCAAACCCATCTCCATTATATTGAGATGCTGTTAGTATCAGTGTTCCAGTTGTTAATGTGCCTGACATATATATTTATTTATTGTTTAAAAAAAACAAATCATAGATTATATGTCTAATCCATTTGAAAATATTTACAAATATAATCTTTGGTTATATGGGAGTGGAACTGGTTCTATTCATTGGAACAATCGACCTTATATTCAATTTTTAAATGATATTATTAAGAAATATAATATAAATAGTATTTTGGACATTGGTTGTGGGGATTGTAGACTCTGGAATTATATAATTTTTGATGGAGATTATATAGGTATTGACATTGTTGATAATAAATTAGATAAATCCCATAAATACTATAAAAATTATAGGAAGATAGATATTTTGAAAGATAATAATAATTTAGATTTAAAAGTTGATTTAATAATAATAAAAGACCTTTTTGTGCATTTACCAAAAGAAAAAATAGATAATGTTTTAAAAAAAATATCACAAATTGATTCAAAATATTTGGTTATAGCAGAAGATAATCATTATTTATTAAATTATATGTTAAATATTAAAGAGGGTATGTATAGACCAATAAATATAGACCTAAATATTCCCTTATTAGAGACAATTAATTATTATGAAATTACATATTTATTTTGGATTAATTGTTGGATAATGATAGGATTTGCGTTGTTAATGAGAAAGGAATTTTTATATTTATTTTTAGTTTTAGTAATCATTTTAATGTGGATTCCTAAAAAAAATGTTAAAATGTATAAAATGATAAAATAAAAAATACGGATAATCAATATATGAGTAATTTTGGATTACGAGATATTAATTTTTTTAGGGAGGAAAGTCATAATAATAATAAAACTATAGAAGCATTCTGTGACCAAAATGGTGATGGTTCTAAAGATTGTCCCTATGTAGGTGATTGTAATTATGTGGAAATTATTGGTAATAATAATCGTAGAGTTGGTCAAATAGAATGTTTAAACCAATGTGATTATCAAACAAAAACTGTTTTTCCATTAGACAAAATTCCAGGTACTACAAAAGATAAGGCTCAGATAGGTTTAGATAATAGATACTATATTGCTTCTAAACCTGTTGAATTGAAATTTGGAGCTTGTCCAGCTGGATATACGCGAGGTGAAAATGGAGAATGTTGTAATGCTGGATGGTCAGCTGATTGCGATGCCAATTGCTTTAAAAAACGTTGTGAAGATTTAGGAATGGTTTGGAATGAATTTCCAGAAGCAGAAATGGCTTGGAATAGGTATCAATGTTGTCCAGCTGGTGCTTGTCCTTGGTCTGCTAAACGTGTAGGTGTAGGTGAAATGGGCTGTGTTGGTAATATAAATAATAATCCTAATAGAACTCCAGGTAGTTCTATTCCGAATGAACCTATTTATTCCGCAGCACGTAGTAGGGCGCAATGTCTTAAAATGGGAAAAAATAATTGGAGTCTAACAGATAACGGTACTAAATTTCAATGTGATAATAATCCTGTAGACCCCAATATTTCAAAATGTGATTATAAAACTCCTGGTAATTGCATATTTAAAGACTATAATCTTAATCCAAATAATGTAAATGAATGTGCAGCAAGTGGTCGTCCACAAACAGTTAATTTAAATGAATTAGGTAAATTTAACCAGAATCAATTTAAAGATTGGTTAAAAAACACATATGATTCAAATTATGGAAGTATTAATGGTGACAAAAGTGATGCATCAAACGTGTATGAATATGTTCAACGTTGTAAAAACGTTAGTGGTTTTGAGTATCTTCAAGATTTAAGATTAGCTGACCCAAATAGTGTAGAAGGTAGAAAACAGTTAGAATGTAGTTGGAAAAGTCGTGATAAGTGTGTTTTTAGAGACTATAAAATAAGTGGAGACCAATGTAATGTAAATGGTGCTCAAGGCTATAGTGTTAGTGGTTTAGCTGGATATTCAGATGGAGAATTTGTATCATGGTTACAGGATTTATATGCGAAGGATGAAGGACCAAATAAGACTACTAGTGCAGCTCCCAATGTTCGTGATTATTTACAAAGATGTAATAGTAATAATACAAATACTAATTTGAATAATTTCAAAAATATTGGACCAAATAATGAATGTGCTATAATGTTTGGTCCTTTTATTAAAAATGTTGGATTAGTTGATAATATAGCTCTCCTACCTAATGGAAGAAGAGTCTATTTGAAATTTGATGATAATTTTACTAAAATGGTTAGTGAAGATGGACAATGTCGCTATTATTCTGGAATGACAGTTGCTACCTTTGATCCTAAACAATGGAATAATTATACAGTAGTTCCTAATGGTAGTTATCAAGTTAGATTTGGAAGTGGTACTGAATGTTCAAGAGAACCACCACCTCCACCAATCATTACTTTTAGAGAAATTATAACGAATAATGAATGCGCTATTATGTTTGGTCCAGGAATTTCAGTAACTGGTTTATGTGATAATATTGGTATCTTATCAAATGGTCAAAAAGTTTATATAAAAACAGATACAGGTTTAACTAAAATGGTTCATCAAGATAGAACTAATAGATGGACAGATTTAGCTATTAATAAATTGAATGGTACAGCTTGGAATTCTTATAATGTTGTATCATCTCTTTATAATGTTCGTTTCGGTGTAGGTAATGAATGTTTACCTCCACAACCAGAAAGAAAAATTGTTTCAATAGGAACAAATAATGAATGTGCTATAATGTCTGGTCCTGCGATAAATAATCCTGGTTTGGCAGATAATATTGCTATATTGACAGATGGTAAAAAGGTATATATGAAAAATGATAGTGGTTTAGTCAAAATGGTGCATGAAAATGGTCAGAATAAATATTTACCAGGTTCAATTAGTAATATTCAAATAAATAATGATTGGAATACATTTTTTGATGCACAGTCAGGTGATTATACAGTTCGTAAAGGAAGTGGAAATGAATGTTCGAGAGTAGTACCTATTGAAAATTTAAGTCCATGTATTATATCAGCAGTTGAAGTTCCTGGTTGGAAGCAATTACCAAATAGTTCTATTTGTATTGCTCCAGCTGGTCAGAAATGTTGTAATATAGATCTTTATAATAATCAACAAGTTTGCAATGCTAATTTTGCTAATTATGGTGCTTTAAATGTTAGACAATGGATGCAAGATTGTATACCGCAAGCTGCACCACCACCTCCTACAGAAATTAAATTTAATATGTTTACTCCTAATAATGATTGTGCTATTATGTTTGGTCCTTTTATTAAATCCTCTAAATTAGCGGATAGTATTGGAATTTTATCTAATGATGATAGTAAAGTTTATATTATAAATGAAGATGGATATGTTAAAATGGTTCATAGTGTTACTAAAGAAGGTAGATATTACCAAGGCTCTTGGAATGATTTTATGAATAGTCCTCGAAATTGGTCAAATTTAGCTAGTGTTGGAGTAGGCAATTATAATTATCGTATAGGAAGTGGTACAGAATGTGGAGCGCCTATTGTTGTTTCACAAGCTCCACCATCAAGCATTACTCCTATTGATAAATTATATTCATGTTATGTTGCTACAGTAGAAGTACCTGGTTGGAAGCAAGTACCTGGAAGTGCTACAAAATGTATTGCACCAGCTGGTCAAAGATGTTGCAATAACGATACATGGAATAATCAACAAGTATGCAGTGCTGATTTTGTAGGTTATGATAATATTGCGATGAATACCTGGAAAAATGCATGTGTTAATCCAGCTGCACCACCTCCACCTCCAGCAATAACACCGATTGAAAATTTAAATACTTGTAATGTAGCTGGTGTTCAAATACCTGGTTGGAAACAAATACCTGGAAGTTCTACAAAATGTATTGCTCCTGCTGGTCAAAGATGTTGTAATCTAGATACATATAATAATCAACAAGTTTGTAGTGCTGATTTTGTAAATTATGATAATTGGTCTATGACTCAATGGAAAAATGGTTGTATAAATCAACCTGTTACATATTCAATTCAAGATGATAATTTCAGAAGAACTACTAAAAATTGTGTATCTGATGCCGCTTATCCAAATTTCTGGATTCCTAATTCTTATAATGCTCAATGCCAACAATGGATGCCTCAAGACTATCCTGATTTAGTAGATCCCACCAATTCATCTATTTGGAATCATGATGGATACAATAAAGGTAATTGTGCGCCTTGGTGGGATTATTTATGGTGTAAACGTTTTAGATGCAGAGATAGTAATGGAAATTTAGCAGATAGGTCTAAATGTGGCAGATAAATATTAAAAAATTGATTTCTTAAAAGTTTAGATTTGCATTTTAACACAAAAAATATGGAATATACAAATATTGCTAAATCAACAGAATTATTAGATTTTGTCATGGATTTTAATAATTCATTAGATATATGTCAGAATGTGTATTTAGGGCTAGGTACTTTTCCATATGACCCATTTATACCTCAAAATTGGAAAAATAGATATTCTAATCTAGAACAATCACATGAAATTGAAATTATTCAAACTGCTCTAAAAAACAATCAAAAATCTATAATATATTTTGTAGATGGTCAATATAGAAGAATAATGGAAGAAAATGGCTGGATACATATTGTTAATTCTATAAATAAATTATTAAATGATTTAGGTGAATTAAAGTATAATAATCATAAAGCTATGATTAATTATGGATATATAAAAATTATTTACTATCCAATTATTTTACCTACTAATTATGATTGTTATTCTATTATGGATGATATCTATTCGAAAAATTTGGAGAAGAAATTATCATGGATAAAAAATGTGGATGTTTATAGAAATAAAACAATAGATTATGATATCCAAAATATTTATTCAAGTTTTATGGAAAATGTAGTTTGCTACTTATTAGATTTTAACAATAGTTTGTATATTTTTAACAGAGCTGTTACATATGGTCATTACTATATAAATAGACAAAATAATAGTCCTAAGCATGTTACTAAAAAAAATGCCTATTTAGAAGAATTTGCTGAAATAGTTGCTATAATAAAAAAATGTATAGATATGAATATTCAAAAAAATCTATACATTTTTATAGATGATAAACTAACAAATGAATTCTGTAATTATATAGAATAATGTGTGATTCTAGATGATAGTAATATATTTTTATGGATATCTATAAATAATTTTGTATATACTTCTTCTTTTTTGAATTTTATATTGTGTATTTCATGTGTAAAATGGTTAACATCACTATTTTCTACTGAACTAATCATATTAATAATAAATAAATATTCTTCACATTCGTAAATGTTAGTGTATGTTTTTCTAAGAAAATCTAATTGTTTACGTACTTCTAAACATGTTGAATCCATAGCTAATAGTAGTAGAATATAAAGAATGATAATTTTCATGTCTCTTCGGCTAAAAGAATAGCGAGGCTTGTATTTTATTGTATCATCTAAAAAAATCAGAGCTTTTTTATATTCATTTATATCTATATAAATTGTAGCTAATTTTAAACAGATATTTTCTAAAACAGAATAACTACATATTTTATAACATAGTTTCATAGCTTCTTCTAAATACTTTATAGCTTCTATACTCTGAACATTTTCAAATAAAATATCTGAAAAATCAATGTATGTTTGGACTAACATATTATCTCGTTCATTATCTATAAAATATATACTATCACATTCAAGAATTGTATTTATTAGAAGTTTGTATACTAATATCATATTTGTCTTGTTTCTCATTGATTTATAGTATTTTATACAATAATTATAATAATAGATTACTTCATTGATATGATTGTCTTTTTTTAGAAGATCAATAAGTATACTTATAGCTTCTTCAAAGTAGTCATTTTCATATTTAATAATTGTTTTCAATTCTCCTATCATTCGTTGTTTCTTTCTGTTTAAATAGTTTGGATTTATAGAATAGATTATTTTCCAAAATATGTTTGGAAATATTAGTTTTTTAGTATTCTTAAATAGTTCTATAGTTTTATCTCTTACCATCTTTATTATAAAAAATAGAGAAAATTATTTATATATAAATGAATAATTCATGTATAAATGGTTTACGTTGGCATCAATCAGATGAAGATGCTATTCGGATTGGTAAAGTATTCTATGTCTTTAACCCTGAAATCTATTCAAGTGAAACATTGACTAAATCGAATAGATTAATAAAAACCTGTTTATCTCTTTGGTCACTCCATGGTATTGAAAATGAAAAAGAAGCTAGAGCAGTTGAAAATTTGCAGAGACAATACTATAATAATCAGCGAAGAATCGCTCATTATAATAATATGTATTCTAAAAGAATAGAGGAATTACGCAAGTTGTTTGCTAAATTGTCTATTTATTAGATTCCAAATTTGATTACAGTTGGTTGTTTATTAATAGTTATTTTTTTTGATTTATATGTATCAATTAGTTCACTATTTTGTTCAGGTGTTTCTAAAATTTGAATAAAATTTTTAATTTTTTTAATTAAATCATCTTTATTTGTTGTTTCACTGATTAATTGGATTAGTTCTATTTTAGTTTTATCAAAGTTAGAAGTCTCTATATTTTTTTCTAATCTTTCACGAACACCTATAAATGTATTTATTGTTAATCTGGATTTGTCTCTATAGTTTTCAATAAAATCATTTTTCATTTTCATAGTAATTGTTTTGTATTTACCCCCACTCAAACTATTGATAAATGAATTTGAACCATTAGAGAAACACACTGGTTTTTTTATTAATTCTAAATCAGCAATTAACCAACCTATTTCACATGGATTGATAAAAGACATATCTAATTCTTCTGCTATACGACTAAATACTATTTGTGTAGGCATTTTATCTAAATCATTTTTTGTAATTTCATAATATTTTAGAAATGTGTCTTTAATATCTTGTTTGGAAATGGACATTTTATTATATATATAAATATTGTGTTTTTAAGTCTATATTTTAGTAATCACTTAAAAAATTGAATTCAATCAATTTCATACAATATCTAAATAAAACTATAATGTATCTTTGTTCTATTTGTGGTAGGAAGAGTAAAAATAAAAATGTTATAGATAAATGTAAGCATACTCGTAAAAATAAAACTATAGAAAATACGGATGAATTAGAAGAATCAGCAATTAATATTAATCAATCAGATGATATTAAATTATATGATGAAATAATTTTGGAAAATGTTGAACAGCCTATAAATAATATTTATCACTGTAGTGATATTCATATTCGTTTGAATAGTAGACATGATGAATATAGACATGTATTTTCTAATTTTTATAAAATGTTAATGGATTCACCTATAGGTTTAATAGTATGTTGTGGAGATATATTACATAATAAAAATGAATTATCACCTGAATGTGTAGTATTATGTTTAGAATTTTTAGAATCATTATCTAAAATAATGCCAACTGTTTTTATAGCTGGTAATCATGATGCTGTATTAACAAATAATGAACGACTTGATAGTCTTAGTGCAATATTAGATAAGAGACATATTCCTAATTTATATTATCTTAAGCATAGTGGAGTATATCGTTTTAGAAATATAGTATTTGGAGTATCAAGTCTATTAGATAATCAATTTGTCTATAGAAATCAAATTAAATCGTGTGAAAAGGATGTCGTAATAGGTTTATTTCATGGAAGTGTAGGAACTCCAATGAATGATTTAGGTTTTAAGATTTCTGGTGATAAGCCTATAGTAGAGTTTGAGGGATATGATTTGGTTTTATTAGGGGATATTCATAAGTTTCAATATTTGAATAAAGAGAAAACTATAGCATATAGTAGCAGTTTAATAAGTCAAAATTTTGGAGAATGTGATGAATGGCATGGTTATTTGGAATGGGATTTATCAGATAAATCTAGTGTTTATAGGATAGTTCCTAATGATTATCGTTTTATGAAAATACGATTAGGTGATAGTTTAGATAATGTAGTTAAAAATGCTAATTTGGAGGTTGTTATTATAAAAGAGTTGGAAGATACAGATGATGAATATAGAATGAAAGTTTTAGGAGAGAAGGCCAGAATTGCAAATACATTACCTAATGTTAAAGTTAGATATATCTATAATGATAACCAATCAATTGTTAAAGATAATAAGATAAATTCAAATAAAATGGATTATAGTGATAAATGTAGGATATATCTAAAGACCCAATGGCCTAATTTGGTGGATGAAGATATAGATTGGTTGATTAGTAAAATAGATTTTAAAGTGAGTGGTAATAGTTGTTCTAAATATCAGTTATTAGTGATGGAATGGGATTATATGGGTAAATATGGTAGAGGAAATCGTTTTGATTTTAGGAATTTAAAAAAGAATGGTATTAGTGGTATTTTGGCTAATAATTCTATGGGGAAATCCACCTTTATTGATATTTTAACATTTATGTTATTTGGAAAAACGAATCGTAATATTTCTAATAGAAAGCATTTGCCGATAGATATAATTAATATTCATCAAAATAAATGTAATGGTCGATTGTATTTTAGAACTAGTTTAAATATATTATATTTAATAGAAAAGACATGTGTACGTGGTAAGGATGATAATCTTAAATTAACTAGCTGTTTCTATCAATTGGTTGAAACATTAGGTGGTACTTATGAATGGGAAGGTTTAAAATATGAAAAAATGGCATTGCATGGTAAAGATAGATTAGAAACGGATAAAATTATTTCAGATATTATAGGTAATTATGATGATTTTATCTTTCAATCGGTGTTTTTACAGTTTGATAATGTTAGTTTTAGAACGATGTCTCCGCGTGAAAGAAAGGATTTTATGTTTAGACTGTTTCAATTGGACTATTTTACTAAACAATATACAAATATAAAGGAATTAGTAAAAAAGAATAAAGCTCAATTGGAATATGTTAAATCTGAAATTAGTAAGGTAGATAATATTGAATTGGATGGTCGATTAAAGCAATTGTTATTAGAAAAGGCGGCTATATTGTATAAAAAAACAGAGGGTAGTATTCTTATATTGGAGAGGCAAAAATGTAGAGAACAATTGTTGCGTAGTTTAGTTCCAATAGGAGAAGTTAATTTAGTTGATAATTTTAGTAAACGATTGGAGGAGTTGTCTAATATAATTTCTAAAAAATTTCAGTATTTGGATAGAAAAGATGAAATAGTCCAAGATTACAAACGAAAATGTGATGAATATAATAGAATTATTTTAGAATTAACAAATGAAAAAATCCAGTTACAATTAGAAATACGTTCATTAGTTGATTTAGATTTTGATGAAGATTATTATGGTGAATTGTGTTCTATAAATTTTGAAGATGATTTGGAATATAAGATAAATGATTTAGAAAATCGTATAATGTTAGTAAAAGTAGATGAGGTTGCTAAAATTCCAAAATATACACGTCAATTTTTAGAGCAGCAATTATTGCTTAAACGTTCAGAGTTATTAAATTTAGAAAGTAGGTTAGATAGATTGATGAAGCAGAAACGTGGTATAGTTTTAGATGACACTATCTTGCAAAGATATAATAAATATTTGCAAGATAAATCTAGAAAAGATGAATTAGAGATTAATAAGAATAGATTGGTTGAGTATATTGATAATGTTCGTGGTGGTAATCTATTTAATCCTGATTGTTATGTTTGTTTGAAGAATCCGATTGTGTCTAAATTGAATAGTGCATGTATTGAATTGGAAGAAATTAAAAATGAATTAGGATTGATTTATTTAGAAGATGATATTTTAGAACAATATCAAGTTTATAGTATTTTACGTGATACATTA